AAGATGCTAAGAAGAATGCTGAGATGAGACAGAGATTGCTTGAAATCAAGGCTAAGAGACAGGATGCAGCACTTGAAAACATGTCTGACGAGGATCTGGATAAGGCACTTGCAGAATTAAGCGAGTAATTGTTGTAAATATACCATATATAGTATTGAAAATAAGTGATATATACTATATATGGTATATATTTTACATTGGAAAGAAATGCACATTTCTTACGGAATTTTTGGAGGTGAAATCAATGAAATATGCTGCTATTTTAATTTTAATTGGTTTATTAATTTTGCCATCAGCATTATATATGTTAGCAGATTATATTAAACCATTGCAAAAGTTCTTTTGTAAAATAGGATGGCACTGTCATAAAAAAGATTATATTTATAATAGCTGTGATGGTGCTTCTGCACATTGCAAGTGTAAATGGTGTGGTTATAAAGGGATGGTAGATAGTCAAGGAAATTTATTTTAGGAGAATAATACAATGTCAAACTTATATGTATATTTAATGCGTTCTCGCAACAAAGATAATAAGAATATTCCAGACTTTAAGCAACGAGATGAGACAATCCTTGAATATAAAGAGAACGAAGATAAAGTAATTGAAGAATTTAAAACTTTTGCAGCTAAAGGAGTCCCTGGCGAACAGACAAGACTATACAGGTCAGTTAATTCTAGGAATGAAGAGAAAATTAGGGAAGAGTTCGTTATTCGTCTGTTGAGAGATAAGCCAAGCATGACACAACTCAATCGTACATTGGCATCTGTTGCACAGCAGGTACAAAATCGTGATGAGAGTAAGTGGATGTTTGATTTTGATGTAGATGATAATTTATTGGCATTGGAATTTGTTCA